ATGTGAGCAGCAACAAGAATTAGTGTATTCAAGAGACCAATCATCAATCGATTTTTCACTTGGGTTTTTTAACTTAAATTTTGACCCATCAAAAGCTATAAACTCACAACCACTCATTTTCATGTAAGCAGCCAAAGCTATATCTTTGATTTCTAAAACTAAAGTTCTCATCTCAGCCAACCAAATTAATAAATTCAAGTGTAAAACCTCCTAACGCTTTGCGCTATAGCCGATTGATACTAAGGTCAAATCAATGAAGCAAATTTATATGATCTTTCAGTTCTATTTGAAACACCCTTTTAACCTCAGATTCCAGAATAGATTGAACCTCAGAAGACAGAACAACCCGCGAAGAGTCAGGATGTGTATGTTCCCTTACTTCAAATACGTGTGTGTGGGTCTTCAGGGCATATTCAGTGTGCTCATGAGCTAAATCGGGGGGTGGATGTGTGTGTTCTGGTAGATCGTAGCTTACAGGGGCATCTGAGGCTTCCTGCATAGCTTCTAACTTGCCTTCCAGATTCACCATATTTGCCCGAAGCTGATTAAGTGCCTCTTCTTTTGCAACATCTTGGGGGCTAAGCTTTTCATCTATAGGGTCTGCATCAATCAAGCCCACTCCAATAGCAGCTTCCTTCCACGGATTAATTTCATCAATGTTCCCTTTGACTGCAACCCCTGCCACACTGAAAAAGAAAGCCCACACCAACATGATTACTTTCTTGGTAGCAAAAGCAATCTTCACCCAAGAAATTATACGTTCAAAAGGTGTAGGGTCTGGGATTTCCAAATGGGCTTCATGATGTTCTTTAGCCCGATCAGTAATGTCATCTTCCATTACTTAATCTTCCACATCAGACCAACACCTAAACCAAGTTCACTATTGGCAGCAGTCCCACTAACCTTAAAAAGCATATCGTATTTTGCAACAAGCTTACCTGCACCAAATGCAATAGCTTGCTCACCATCATAAGTTCCCGCAGCTATTCCAATCTGCCACTGCTGAGTAGAAGAACTGAAGTCAATATTTGATAAAGCAATTGAAGAAGCTATAGCGATATTAAGATCGGATGAATCGAGTCCATCAGTACCATCAAAACCATTGATACCATTAAGACCAGAGATACCATCAGCCCCATCAATACCATCAATCCCATCAACCCCATCCTTTCCATCTTCGCCGTTGTGATGATGATGCTCACCACTCGCAAAAATAGCGGTAGAAAACATTAGCATAAGTGCCAAGAGTAAAATCTTCATTTTCATTCCTCATGAATATTAAAAGTCTCATCTCGTTTTCTACTATTAAATTGGAGTGTAACCTTCAATAATAGGCACACTCAAATCAATACACCTTACACAACTTACCGGACTACCCAAACCGTCACCTATTTTTTGATTCTCATTCAAAGGCGCACCTGTAGCTTCATCTTCAGGCATCATTCTTTGACAACATTGACAGAAATCGCCATTGTCTAACCAACCTTGCAGTGTTGAATCTATTACTTGCATATTATTTCCTCATTTTAAACTGCATCTTCCCACGCTACATAACTTGTGGGTTTAGCAAAATTCAGATCGGCATCAGCAGTTATTAACCTGACAACCCCATTTCCATTTGCACCGTTGACCCTATCAATGACTGCCCAATTATAACGAATGTCCAAAGTAGTTAATGGATTAGCACCAGTAGAAGGATTGCCGACACCACCGACACCCGCAAAAACAGTATTGTCAGTTCCCATCCACCAATCACCAGTGTCCCAATCAATAGCAAACTGAAAAATTCTGGCAGTGGCAGCAGTACCAAGTGTTCCCGTGATTCCAAGCGTAGTGCCTTGTCCATCCACCACATCCCCCGCACCATCAGTATGATATTCAAAGTCTGGTAAGCTTGGAGTAAAACCTACATTCCCACCCTCTGCCAATCTTCGCAGTCCAAGTAGATTCGAAGCAGTATCATCACCTTCAGCGATAATCTCAACTTCAAAATACACTTTGCCATTTCTAGGAATCGCCCCAGATCGACCACCTGTATTATCAGTCACATCCCCACAAGTTAAATCTTTAGCGGGGGCAGCACTAACCGTACAGTTCACACTATCCAGTATGAACCATCTTGGACTAGTCAACATATCCTGCCCTGATAATGCAGTTCCTTCATATAATTGTCTAACTGCAAGTTGTGTTAATTCTGCCCCACCGTTATAAAAATGGAATGACCCAAAATCTGCACCGCTTCTTTCCGCATTAGTTAAACCAACATTACGACCATTGAAAGATGGCCCTTTCTGACCACTAGACCAACCACCTTGAGAGCCGCTTGACCCATCATTTAATGCCCCCGCATTCGTACCTGAAGCAACAGGCATCCCATCAATGTACACAACATAGTTCGGGCGCGTTGCAGGTTCGTGGGCTTCAATCAACTGATGAATTTTATTATCACCGTACAAATCAACTTCTGATTCCCAACCTACAGCCCCATTAGAATCATTTCTGAACATAGGATAACGGAACGTATTATTTGCTCTGCCCATATTGATATTGGAGTTAAGCGGAGCACCAGTCAGCACACATCGATCATGTCCCAGATCAGGTTGTCGATACCAAAGTTCCCACGCGAATATAGTAAGCGGCACAATAAAATCATATGCAAAAAGACATTGAGTTGTATTCCCACAATTGATTGAATCCACCGAAGTCTTACTTAACTGAGCACCACCAAAAGTCGGATTCCCTGCAATAGATGTCAAATCCCTAGACCCTTCTTCATCAAGAAAGTAGTCAGGGTCTCCACCTTCAAACAAATACTGATGAACAAAATCAAGACCCACCAAACCAGACAGCACAGCAGCACGAGTTGCAGGGCCGGGCGGGTCTAATGGTGGGGGGTCTAGAAAATTATGCCCCGCTGCACCTAATGTTAATCTTCTAGGCATATAATTGACCCACTATGTTACCTTCAAGTATTCCATTTTCATCATGAAGAAATAAATAACGGTCTCTAGTATTAGAAGCAACACTTGGGGTAGGAGTTACACCCCCCGCATAAATTGCACCCGCAGGTAAAGTCAGAACATGACCCCCCACACCATCCTGAACTACCTTCACAGAGATTTCAGTTTGAACACCCGCAGGAACATTTGAAAATGCTAACGTAGCAGCCCCCGTCAATATGGTTGCAAAGTTACGAACCCCCGTACTTAAATCCATAGTCAAGGTTCCACTTCCCGGCAGTGCTGTAACCACATTACTGATACTTGCAGGGGTATTAAGGAGTATCCAAGCTGTAGCATTCCAAAAATAAACAAGCTCTTCATCCTGAACGAATGCTAACCACGCTAATTTTGGAACATGGAATTCCCAAATGTTATTAATAAAGATTGCAATTTCAGTATCGTGTCCTGCCCATGCTGCACCTGTAGCACCCGCAGGTAATATATACCTGTCTCCATTTGTAGGGCTTCCCGGTTGAGTGGGCAAATCTTTATCGATGACTCCAAGATGAAGAATCCCATCTATCAATTTAAGAGTCAGATCATTTTCTGTTTTCCAGAATGTACCCAAATCAAAGTTGTAACTGATACCCTCATTCGGGCCTACTAAAGTTACCATTACACAAAACCTCCGTAAAATTCGCCGTAGCTGTAGCCGTAGTCGGCACGTTTAAAAGCATAATTATGGGTTTGAAAACTTGTCAAACCAGTCACACTATTGTTGGCTTCCAATTCAAGTCGTAAATTGTTATTTACCCTATCCACCAAACCACTATCTGCTGTTTCATCAACCCAAACAAAGACTGTTCCCGCAATCAAAGTCTCTGTTCTTACAAGCGTATTGGTTTCATCATACAGTCTCAACGTATATGTGGTTCCAACTTCAGGGCCTATGTCACCGAATACTTGCGGAATATGTGCGGTAGCTGTTTGCTGTGTCCTGTCTCTGTGTTCCCACGTAATATCCAGATCACCCAATGTCATTCCAACAGGAACATAAGCAGGTAAATTATCCAACTGAAGATTTGCAGGGGGGTACGGTTTATCTTTTCGATTAGTTACAACATGGATATTCGTGGTTGCATCAAGTAAAGCCAACAAACCTTGCCCACTAGAAGTCAGTATCTTAACGTCCACCTGTTCTCCATCAGTGTATTGAACCCCACTGAAAGCCCTGTTGCTTTGATTACCAAAAAACCTAGAGCCGATTACATGGGGAGCAGGAACAGTATCAACCAAACCCCGATTTACAATCATAGTTTTGTTTACTATATCGTGATTGAATAATTCCATTAACTCATCTTCGATTTGAATCCACTCCAATAACGGCAGAAATTCAACCCCAAGATCACCTTCATAAACAAAAGTCGTTTGTGCCGCGCCTATCATCTCAGCAACAAGTGTCGCGCTAGGGGCAAATTCCCCTGAACCTTCTTGGACATACAAGGCTAAAGTTTCATCAGGCGAAATGTGCAACTGAAAACTATAATGATCTGAAGTTGGCTTTGATGCATAGGCTTTTATGAATGCCTGATCAATCGCTACATTGGCAGCATCATCTTCACCGATCTGCTGAATAATATCGTAGAACGTAGCATCTTCAACGAACTGAAAAGGCGCATCTTGCGGTGGGCCACTAGGTTCAACCCACCCACTTAACTGAGGCTTCGCATAACTTGAAGAAGGCAATCCAAAAACATCTTCTATGGCATCAATTATGATATGCCCATCTTTCAAATTACCGTAATTTACAGCACCGACCCTGAACACCACATCAACAATACCGAAAGCAACCCAAGACAATCTGAACACATCACCGGGGGCTATATCCCATGCATCCCTATTCACCTTGAATTTAACTTTAGCCAATGGCGTAGACAGTGTTCTTAAATCCCGCAACGCTAGAAACATAGCTTGGTCTGCATTTGAAACGCCGGGGTACTGTCTTGTCGTATTAATTGTGGTTCCCTGAATCTGAATATTTGCCATATCCTGAACAGTGATAGGCACATCTTTATTGGTCTCCCCATCGTGATACACAACTGTTATTTCATTAACGGTTTCCCCCCACCCTCTCCGTGAAAAGCTCTGCAAATCTACTACATTACTTTCATCAAATAATTGCAATGATGCAGGAACGTAATCATCACGAATCAATCGCAATACAAACTTACCAGAAGCTAAGTCTATGTATAACGAACCATTGATGTGCTCCAAGATGCTACTTACAAAATTCTCAATAGTATCTGAGGCTGTCCATATCATCGACAAGCCGAAGTCCTCACCATGCAAAGTAATCGCAGCATCAGTGAAACTTGTTAAGTCAATATCCGCAGTGAGATAACCCATACCCCAATCAACATTAGTCAACAAATCAAGCAACATATTGGCAGGATTTGCATCTGTACCTATTTTTTTGGTAGCAGGATTCAATGCAAGATCGGGGTATCTCGATACCTCAAATTCCCAATTTTTTATATACGGATTGTTCCCAATATAAAACGCATTAAAAATGAAACCTAGTACACCCCTATAGGCAGGTACATTACCAGTAAGCCTAGACTCAAGATATGTACTTGCTATCTGTGTGCTTTCCCCAAAGGCAACTTCGACTGTTCCACCAATAGCGATTTGATTTATAAGTTCAGCAAAGAGACCACTAGTGCTAACCTTACCTCCTTGTGCAACTCCACCCACTCCACCTTCCCTATCCACTCCACCGAACAAGTCAGGCTTATTGATATTGATAACTTGTGATGAAGTTAATGTGGGGTCATCACCACCCGCATCATACGCCAGTCGATCACCCACACGAATTTGGTGAATTTCATCCACAGGGCCATAACAGATAACCATGTGTAAACCAAGATAGTACCTGTACCCTATTATGCCACCACTTTTACCTCCCATTAGCGACCTCCCTTGCTAGGGCTGCAACATGCTTACCCATAGCATCACCAGTGGCTTCCAGTTCTTCTACTGGCATTTCCCCTCTGACTAATTTTTTAAAATCAATATCGTAACGGGTACACCAACGCTTTACTCCATGCAAGCAATACCCCAACACCCGACAGTATTTTACACTCGCATAAACTTGCATTACTTTTTGCCCTTACCTTTAATCGCTATGGTAAACAAATCACCATACCAAACCACATTCGGGCCAGTTACTTTTACTCTCCCAAATATCACAGGTATAGCCCTATCTTGTTCAGCAGTCGGCACTTGGAAATCTCCCAATGCTGCTGCTTTTGGCACGGGTGGTTTTGGCGCAAGCATGTAACTGATAACCGCCGACAAAACCATTATTGCTATTTGTACCCACATATCTATTTACCTATTTTTGATCTTAGTATCACTCACAATTATTTTTACTAGCAAGCAACTGCTTTACTTTCGGCAATGACACCTTCACCTTGATACGTGTGAAACTCATCAGTCAGAGTCCCGGTCTCACAATAAATGAGATTGCCGGATTCAATATGTTTATAAATCTTTACTGCTACTGTTGGTTCAGCAGGGGCAAACGCTGAAGAAAATGCACAACCTTGTACCAACACAAGAAGCATCATTGCTATAATAAAACCAACTATCACCGTTGGAAAAAAATATACAGACTTCTTTTTCATTTTTAATCTCCTAATAAAGTGTCTTGCCGCCAAACGGATTATGATCGGGGCTAAACGGAAATCCCCCATAATTATTCACGTTGTCATACCTGTCTTTACAGTCTTCTAAATCATGTCTGCATCCGGGGAACGCATCGACCACATTACCAACTTCTAATTCAACTGGAAATGGAGTCACAAGAGTTATATTACCTGCCCCATCATCATTCAATACTGTTCTAAAATGTATAAGATCAAACTGAAGATACCCACCATCATAAAACTCTGCCCCTGTTGCCGCCCATTCAGGAGCAGAAACAATATTTCCTGCAATTGCCGATATGGTTCCAATTGTCCGAAATGCTAAGTTATCTACTTTGCATTCAAGACCGTAATGGATATGAGGGCATTGCGCTGAATACTTTCTACGCAAGCCGGGTCTTTTCAAACTAGTGAAGACAGGCTCACACGACATTGACGCTTGGGAACCAGACCATTCAACAGTCAATACCCTGCCTTTCCAGACCACTACAAATTCATCAGCAGGGTCATTCAGATGACTCCTGAATATTGTCAAAGTCATAATCTGAGTAGGTGGAAATCCAACAAAGCTTTCTAATACTTCAGCGTCCCTCTGAATATCTATCTTTATTTCTTGTCTTTCAATTTCCGTGTTTTGTTCCACAGCCGCCCTTTGCATCTGATGTGGGATATACGTTTGTGAATTGAATACTATCTCAGAGTCATGCGAAGTCAGAAAGAATGCCTGATTAACAGTCAACTGAAATTGATATAACTCAATTGGATAACCAAACCCTTCTTCAAATGTTTCAAAAGTCATCTTCCTAACACCCTAGTAGCAAATGAAATTCTCATCATTTCAGTATGGCTCCAAGAAAATTCTATCCCGTCAACATCCAACCTAGTCGGATGTAAAAATGAAATTATCTTAATCTGATTTAACGAAATATCTACACCTAACGGCGCATCCATCCCAATTATCTCTTCGCCGGGAGTCGTTGAAACTGCTGATGTGATTCTTCTGTAAAACACCTGACCATCCTTACTAAATATTGCCATATCTCGTTTGCCTTGAGCAAAGTTATAAAAATTCCTGTACTCATAATCTGTAACAGTGATGCTAACATCTGTACTAGCAATTTCTTTCAACGGAAAAAAATCTGAAGACTGTGAGGCAATCCAAAATGATGACCATTTACCCGCCCGTGCATGTAACCATTCCTTCCAAAACCAAATATTTTCTCTACCTTCTTCAGCAAAATCAAACTTGTGTATTACATCAGGAAATCCTGAACGGTCATCTACAAAGGGTACATTTATTCCGAAGTCTACAATCCCATATTTAGACTGGTAAGTTAAAGATAAGTCCGTTGCCCTATTCGGTACACGTTCAAGAACAAATGAGGGGCTTCCATCAGTATCAGTATATTGAACAGGGGCATCAACAGCATCGATAGCTTCGTTGTCCACAAATTGAAATTTAAAACTAGCAAAATCTATGTCATCAGTTGGTTGCACTAGCTGCTGGTCTTCGGTCAACCTGCCTGTCAATGCAGGATAAATCCTAGTACCTGAAGGCCATGCTTTCAGTGTCGGTCTTATAAGTGTCAATGAAGTTGGTGAAATGCTCAATATCTCTACAGCCTCAACATCTCTCTGATCGATAATAAATATTGCTACACCATCAACCTTGAATGATGTGAAATCTGTAGTCACAACATCGATTACCAAATCCCCTATCGGCGTATCAGAAGTTGTAAGTACGCAATCAGTCCAGATCGGAACAGAAAATAATCTTGCTTTCCAATCCCAAAGATACGTTTCAAGCCACCGCTTATCATCGGAAGTAACTA